CTAGTGAATATATTAACGATCAGTATGCTCAAGGATTTTGTGCAAGCACCAGTGCAGTAAATAGAATGAAGTTTGAGATGTCATCAGGAAACTTTGATGGAGTAATTCAGATGTATGGAATAAAATAGGAGCAAGATATGCCAAGATTCAAACATGTAGATGGTCAACGCATTCAGTTAACAGCTGAAGAAGAGGCGCAAGCTGATGCTAATCAAGCCGCTTGGGAGGCTGGAGCATTTGATAGGGCTATTGAAAAATTAAGATTAGATCGTAATAGTAGACTAGCTAAAACAGACTGGCATGGGCTATCTGATGTTCCTATGTCAGCCGCCATGACCCAGTATAGGCAAGAGTTAAGAGACTTCCCAGCTAATAAGACCACTGTAGAAGATGTTGATTCTGCTGTTTGGCCGGAAGAACCGTCCAGCTAGATGCTTGTACCTATAGAAAATGTAGGTGAGCATGGTATTGTTAAGGATATAAATGCTTGGCAACTGCCACCTAATGCTTGGACGGAAGGTAATAATATAAGGGCAGAGCATAACGCAATACAGAAAAGCCCCGGCTATTTGGAAGTTATGGAGTCGTGTCCTATAGCGCCATACTTTATTACAAACTTAGAAGTTGGTGGCGCAAACTATTGGATAGTAGGCGGCCTTGCTGCAATATATGTACATAATGGAACAATATGGACAGACATTACAAGAGCTAGCGGAGCTTATAATGCAACTGCTAAAGAGAATTGGACAGCCACAGTTTTAGGCGGTATACTTGTAATGAGCAATGGGTTTGATGATCCTCAGTTTTGGGCGTTATCATCAGGCATACCATCAGTAGCTACAAAAATGGCCGACCTTACTCATTGGCCTGCAAGCACAGAATGTAAATCACTAAGGGCCTTTAAGTCTTTCTTGATTGCATTGAATGTTACTAAGTCAGCAGTTCCTTATACTAGTCTTGTTAAGTGGTCTACTGCGGCGGCCAGTCAAGCTGTCCCTACTTCGTGGGATGAAACCTCGGCTACCGTCGATGCTGGCGAGTATGCTTTAGAGGATAGTAAAGGTATTATAGTTGATGGGTTACCGTTACGTGGTGACTTTATGATCTATAAACAATACTCCACTTATAAGATGAGTTATGTTGGCAATCCTTTTATCTTTTCCTTTACTCAGCTATCTCCTAACGTGGGCGCTCTTGCAAAGAACTGCGTTAGAGAGTTTGATGGTGGTCACTTTGTAATGGCTTATGGTGATATGTATATCAACACTGGTGATAGATTGACATCTATTCTTCCACATAAGATGAGAGATTTTATATTTACTGATATTAATGGAGATGAATTTGAGAAGAGCTTTGTTACTGCGGATTATAATAAAACAGAAATGTGGGCTTGCTATGTATCATCAGGCAACGTAACTAATGCACAATGCGATAAAGCTCTTGTTTGGAATTGGAGCAATAATACTTTTACTTTGCGTGATCTTCCTAATGTTGGGTTTATCGAGTTTGGCACTGAGGGTAATCCACTAGCGCCGGGTTCATGGAATTCAGCAACATCTACATGGGCTACTGATACTCTTAATTGGAATGAGTCTGTAGCTACCTCTTACTTTAACTTGGCTGGTAAGAGTTTAAGCATGGCATCACCAACTAATACCAAGATCTATAGAGATAACGCAGGCAATAAAGCAGACACATCTAACATGACGAGCTATATACAGAGAACTGGACTAACTATAGACGCTTCTGGCAATAACAATCAAAGCATGGTTAAAAAAGTAACCGCAGTTTATCCTAAGATGTCTGCGTCTACCGACTCTACTGTTAACGTATATGTAGGTCATCAGATGTCAACCGAAGAAGCAATCACATGGGAAGGTCCAACAACCTTTAATCCTGCTACGCAGTCTAAGGTTCCATGTAACGTAACAGGAAAGTATATAGGCGTTAAGTTTGAGTCTACAGGAGATCAGACATGGAGACTGGATGGTTACTCATTAGATATTAAGAACGCAGGAACGAGAGGAAGTAAAAGTTACTGATGGGCACATATTCAGATAGGGTAGTTAAGTCTGTAACACACTATACTCCGGGGCCATTGCCTTTAGATAAGGATGATATAGATGTATATCTTATTAATGAACTTCAGAAGTTAGGTGATATTATATACAATCAAGCAACATTTAGATTGGAGAGGACTCATGCCGCACCGCAAAGACCAAGAGAAGGTGATGTCAGATACGCCGATGGGACAAACTGGAACCCGGGAGGCGGAGAAGGAATCTATTACTTTAAGAAAGGAAGTCCCGGATCTTGGATCAAACTCGGTTAAGGTTTTATTCGTAGACAAAGAAGATATTGACCTTGTGTGGGACGAGGTAGAGCCATTAGTCAAGGTAGCTCTTAAACATTCTGAAGGTGAATTGTTATCTGAGGATTTGCACCCCTTCCTAAAGGAGGGGGAACAACAATTATGGGTAGCTATGGAAGATGGTTCTATTATAGCATGTATGGTAACTGAGGTAATATCTTATCCAAGAAAAAGAATATTAAGAGTTATTACTATAGGCGGTAAAGATGGTAAAGGTATAGACAAATGGTATGGGTTTCTTCCTATGGTAGAGGGGTTTGCTTTAAAGGCTGGATGTTCTTCATTGGAGGCATGGACTAGAAAAGGAATGGCAAGAAAACTAAAAGACTGGAATCATTCATATATGGTTATAACCAAAGACTTGAAACAGAGGATGCAATAATGGCAGAAATATTTTTTGATGTACCTGTTACTGATACAGCAGATGATTATGTTGGTGGTGATGCTGTCTTATCAGAGGCTTTAGGTGATTATGCCAACATGCTATCAGCACAAGCGGCTGAAGAACCTACTATAGATCCTAGTTTATATCTTGGCGCTCCTATACCATTTAACTATTCAAGGGCTATGCCAGATTATTTGTCCGAAGATGATTATTCATATCCCGGCACGTTATTAGAATATACCCCACCAGAAGTTAGTTACTTAGGGCCGCAGTACAAACAACAATATCTGCCCCCATACTGGAACCCTATAAGTATGGCTGAATGGGATAAAGATTCACTGATTAAGGGCGGTGGGATTGTTCAAGATCTAACAACTGGCACGGGTAGTGATGATGGAACTAACGATACTGGAACTGAAAATCAAGGACTAACCCAACAACAACTAATCAACTTAGCTTTAGGCAATATAGTGACAGATAAGGATAAATGGGGGAGAACACATTGGGAAGAGAGTGGGAGGTATGAGGATAGAAAAGACTGGCAGGAAGGATGGGACTTTGGTGATTATGTAGATGCACATCCTGATTTACTTAGCGCTTTTCAGGCCTCAATACAAACAACCAATAATAATAATCCTCTTGCAGGTTGGGATGCGGGCAAATCCTATTGGGTGAAGATTGATCCCTTCACAGGTGGCTGGAATAATCCTGATATCCCAGATTGGGGTTATAGACAATTAAATGCGAATCAATATTTGAACTATAATATGAATCCTTTTTGGGTTTATTCATAGGAGTAGATTATGGCAGGAGGAACACAAGTAACAACGACCAACACCAAGCCTTGGGAAGGTCAAGAAGAATTCATGAAGAGAGGCTATGCTAGGGCAGAAGATCTATATAGCTCTGGAAGATTTACTCCAGCCTTTTATGGGGCGCAAGGAACTGTCTCACAAGGGGCAGCGGCAATCCCTCAGGTCGCTCCCGGAGTAGCGGCATTCTCCCCAAGGCAAAGAGCGCCTATGGATGCAATCTATGCTTTAGCGATGGGAGATAGGCAGAAAGCGTTACAAGCTCAAACAGAAAGAGCATATCTAGGGGCGGAAGGTGTACCCGGATTGATCCCTTACTCTCAAGAGGCAATGAATTATGGGCAAAATAGAGGCATGGCTACTGGCCCCGGTGGGTACGCTTCAATGCTTCCATTCCAAGCAGGACAGTACGAAAGTATGTTAAGAGGGGATATAGATACAGGTCAGTTTGGAAATATTGCTGATGTTTATAGAAGGGAGGCTCAGTCTCAATTAGAGAATGAGATGCTACCAGCTATACGAAGCAAACTTATAGGTTATGGTCAGACAGGTGGAAGCTCCAGAGGAGATCTGATACAAGCTAAAGCTATTTCATCTGCTAATCAAAGAGCATCAGATAATATAGCCAAGGCTATGTTTGATGCTCAGACACGAGCAACAGCAGGAAGGTTGCCAGCCGCACAGATGGGATTGGGAGCGCAACAGTTTGGAATGGGCTACGGCTTAGAAGGAATGCGTGGAGCCAGAGAAGCTATGGGTCTTTATCCGGCATTAACGACGACACCATTTGCTCCACTGTCTCAAGCTCAAGAGATTGGAGAGCAGGAAAGAGCATTGAATCAAGCCGCTATACAGAGAGATCTTGCTAGGTACGAGTACCAAGCTGGTCTTCCAACTAGAGGGTTGCAGTCTTATCTTGCTGGAATCAGTGGACAGCCGGGTGGTTCTGCTATGACAACTGGTCCATCAGGTTCAAACATAGGCGAGACTCTACTAACCGCTTTAATAGCATCACAGTTTTAGGAGAATAATATGTGGGACGACATTCAAGAGCTTATTAAAGCCATGGCAGAAGATGAAGTTTTAGCAGATGCTATAATAGGACAAGCTGGTATTGAGGGAAAGTTACCTAAACAATATAATCCACTTTTTAATATATTTGGTTTTGGAGATGTCCCAAGGGTAGATGCCTCAAAGTATAAAAAAGATATGCGTGGAAAAAGTTATGACATACCACCCGGACCCGGCTCTACTCCTTACTTTGAAAAGGCAAGCAAAGAAAAAGAAAAAGAAAAAGAAGATTATAGTAACTCAAAGTTCAAGGCTCTCTTTCTGGCCGCCGCGCTAGACAAAATGCGAGGGAAAGAGGGAACACCTGCACCTGTTGTTACAGGATCGCCAAGTAGGGAGTTCCCTACTATGGCTAGAATGATGACCCCTATGGAACAACAAAAACCCTACTGGTGGATAAGATAATGGCAAAGAAAAAGAAATCGGAATTAGAAATTTTTACTAATATGATACTTGGTAAAGGCAAATATAAGAAAGGATGGGACTGGCTTGGAAAGCAAAGAGAGTTTGCCAGACAGGAAGCGGCCAACCAAAAACAAAGGGTTCCATTAAAGAGTGCTGGTACGGGGAAAGTATATGCTAGTGATGCGTGGAAAGGTTATACTGATAAACCTGGTGGACAAAGGCTAGTAATTAGCGGAACTCCAAGCGCAGTACAACCTGATTTAAAAAGAAAGATGACACAGCCTACAGATGTCCATAAGCCTAGCTATCTAGTATCGACCCCACTTCCAAGCGTGGATACATCTAGCTGGACTTCGGAAGAACTACCACCTGTAAGGGATCATAGGACAATATCGGATATTGCAGATCCAACAGTTAGAGATACTTATGAAAGATTAAATAGGAATATTTGGGGGAATACTGGAAGAGTAAGTGGTCCAGAAGATTTACTGTATCCACCTGCATACCCTCACCAGCAAGCAGGAGGCAAACATTGGTCGGAAGATGTTAGCAGAGTTAATCAAGAACCAAGATCTAAGAATTCTGGTTGGGTAAGCAAGATGGTGTTAGGTGACCAGCATCCACCAAGCTCAAGCATCGGGTATCTTCCAAATCGTCAATCTGTAGGTGATGCTTGGACAGATGCAATGAGACACAGGACTTATAATCCAGATATATATCAGATGAGGAACCCTGTCGGGGAAGATCTTTGGGGTCGCCCTGTTACGCAAGCGCAAGCAGATAGAGTAACTGACTTACAACCGAACTATGGAGATCCAAGAAGAAGCTATGTATTTGGAGATACCATGGCTCCGGGTGTAGGATCTGTACCTCTTTCGGCAACAGCGGTTAGCCCTACCTTTAGACCAGAGAATGTTAATAAAAGAAGTCTTTTAAATATGGGCAATATATTAAATAGAATGGGCAGGACATTTCAAGGCATAGACGATAGGTTAGAAAGAAACAGGATCAATAGACTTATGAATAGAACTAATAATCCATATTATGGCAGAGGGTTATACTGATGCCAGCCGCTTTAGCTCGAATAATGATGGGGCTTGCTGGAATGGGCAAGGGTATTGCATCTCGTTATGCAACAGGTCGAGGTATTCCGGGAATAGCTAAAAGGACGTTTGCTAGAAAACCATATCAACAACCAGTAGTAAAAAGAACAGGTGAAGGGTTTAAGACAAGACCTGTTATGGAGCAAATACCCGGCCCTTGGAAGAGGCCTGTTCCCTCAAAGTTTCATAACGAAGGGATTAAGGGTGAGTATTTCCCCGGACAGCAAGAAGCTATGAAGTGGATGCCCCAAGGACGTTTCTATAGAAAACCATATTCGACATCTGCCATGCTTGCTGCTGGTGCAGGAGGTCTTGGTTTAGCGGCTGCTCCATTCTTACCTGAAAAAGGAGAAGAGACTGTAAAGCCTAGACCGCTTGTTAGAGAAGTTCCTTGGTCTGCACCAGAGGATATGATGACATATGCTGAAGGTGTAGAAGCCTCTGCTAATAAAAAAGATGCCATGCTTAAAGACATGATTAAGTACAGTGTGCTTCTCTCGGCACTTGGTCAAGGCGGAGGGAAAGAGCTAATGGAACAGATGATGGATGTAATGGATGCAGAGCTAGAAGGTGAAGAAGATGTAAGGTTTGCCAAGGCTGTGCAAGCAGTTTATGGTGGTGGCAATCCACCTCAAAATGCTAGAGAGGCTTATGAAAGGCTTGCGCCTATAGTTGGTCCTGAACACGCTGCAACATTATCTGGTCATCAGTTAGGGTTTGACCCGAAAAGAACTGCTAGTGAGAGACTTAGAAGAGATATAATAGATGCTTTGGAGACAGGCGGAAGGGAAGCCGCAATTAACGTTATTACATTGGCGTGGGCTTCAGATCCGGGAACAATGCCTCAGAGTGCTAAATTAGCTGGAACTTCTGAGGAAAGGCTAAGAACAATTGCTGGTCAAATGGTTGATAGCATACAGTCAGGTGGCGGTGGATTAATCGAAGGTCTGGAGAGAATAGATTAATGCCAACAGTTACATTTAGATCTGATGGTAAGAAATACAAAGCTCAAGTTGCAGAAGGTTTTTTTGATCTCACAAAGGCCGAGCAAGAGAGTATGCTGTATGAGCGTGTTCAACCTAAAAGCCAGTTTGCTAAAGACTTAGAGAAAGGCCCAAAAGATAAAGGCTTCCTTCATACCCTTGGCTTGCTTGAAAGACCAGCCCAAGCATTAAAGGTTGGCATTAAAGAAGCCTTTGATAGGGATGATGAAGGGTTCCTTGCTGGCGCAAAGAGGGGATTAATGGGTGAAGAGGAAGTCAGAACTCAGGACTACCTAGACCCGTCATTGCCCGGATGGTATCGTGGTATAGTAGGGTTTGCAGGAGATGTTTTAACTGATCCTTTAACCTATGCAGGAGGGGCAATAGGAAAGACCGCTGTAGGTATAGGTCGTGGCATTAAAGCATCTACTCCGCCTCAAGCCGCGAAGTGGTTGCAAAGTATCAAAGAAAAAGATGTGGTCAAAGATATGGCTAGGGGCTTGAATATCCCTTATGGTGATGCAAGAAAAGTTAAAAGCTCTGGGCAAAGAGCCGCAGTACAAAGAGAAAGAATAGAGAAAGAACTCGCCAGAGAACTTCCAGCAATGCAAGACTGGGTTAAGAAGAAAGCAAAACAAACTGGTAACAGTGTTCCAGTGGTGAAATCAGCATTCGTTAAGTGGCTAGATAGACCTGTAATTCGAAACGAAAAGAAAAACATTCTTACTGATTGGGATGAAGCTCAAGAGCTAGCACTCAAGAAGGAAGTTGCTGGTACTATAGGTGAGGATGGAGTAACCTACATAGATGAATGGGAAAGAAAGCTAGCAAAAATGTTACAACAAGAAAGGGCGGCTGGTATAGGAGTTAGAGCATTGATAATGCGCCACTACTTTCCTAGATTTATCACTCCAGAAGCTAGAGAATTAATAGATAAGAAAAAGATTATAGAGGAGTTCATTCCTAAAGATCCATTTACTGAGGTTGATGAACCTTTACTGTACTTAGGGAAGGAAACTTTTAAGAAAGAAAGAACTGCTGACCCAATGCTAAGTGTTGAAGATATTAATATGCAGAAAATATCTGAACTTAATGGGACAGGTGTAGCTAACCCTGCTGACATACCTCATCAGACTAAATTTTTGCACGATGATCCTACGGTTGCTATTGGTCTGCGCTTTGTAGATCATGCTACATCTATGCAGAAGAAAACATTTATAGATGAGATAACTGATTCAGGCAAAGCCTTTCAGGTTGATGATCCTATGTCTGTAGATCCTAAAACATTGGCTGGTCTACCGCCATTTATAGGTGTAGGCAGGTGGATGAGGAGAAATCCAGATAATCCTGACATAATTGAGCAAAGATATATAAGCGGATATGACCAAAGAAAGTTTATAGAAGATCCTAAAACAGGAAAGAGAACCTTTGTCCGGGATGATGATAGGGTGCAATGGGAATGGAAACCTGTAGAAGAGGATATGTCTGATTGGGTATCTGTTAAAGGCATAGCTCCTAAGTTTAAAAATCAAGAGGAGCTTTTAAAGCAGGCAGATATAGAACAGGCAACAGCTTATGGTATAGCAATGTTACCAAAGGGTGCAGCGCAAGGAAAGGGTTTAGGCTTAACTGAGTTAGAGGCTTTAAAGCATTCAAATAAAGCAAGACAAGAGTTCTTAAAAAATGCAGAAGTAGAGATGGTGTTTAAAGCCCCAAAGCAGGTAGCAAAAGATATAGAACAGCAATTAGAACTGATGGGTGCTAAGTCTCCAGACAGCCCTGCCCTAAAGAAGTTCTTAAAGTTTTATGATGGAATACAAAACCCTTGGAAAGCATGGACTCTAGCTGTAAGACCAGCATACCATACTCGTAACGCTATAGGCAATATCTTTAATGCTTATATAGTTACAGGGTTAGGGTCTAACATACCAAAAGCTATAGAGACTTTTAAAGATGCCGCCAAACTACAATACTATTCTAGGTTTGAAGGGCAAGAGGCATTAAGAAAGAACCTATACAATAGACTTACAGATGATGGAAAAAATATTAGATCCGATACACTAAAGTCTATGCCTAAGATTGATGACTCTGCCTATTATGCAGATGATTTTGCTGACACTGGTTACTCGATGGATAGAATTCAGGATGAGGCTCGTGATCGAGGGATCAATGCTGGTCACTATAGAAAGGATATTACTCGTGATGAAATGACAAACATGGAATACGAGTTAGGTGTAGGTAAGCATCAGAAATGGTCTAAACGCTTAGGTCAACAGAACCCAGCTATCAAAGCTGGATTTGCTTTTGGTGGGACTGTAGAGGGTAACGCTCGTTATGCTATCTTTCTTAACACTTTAAATAAGATAAAGAAAGGTGAGGATATGGATTGGGTTGCGCCTGATGGAAAGAAGGTGAAGCTATCCGACTTTGGCAAGGATGACCATACATACTGGACTACAGACTTAGAACAAGTCGATGGTATATGGAAGCAGAACAGAAGATTAATGACCAGAGATGATGCTATATTTGACATAGCATCTAACAAAGTTAAAGAAGCCCTGTTTGATTATGCTGATCTATCTATGTTTGAACGATCTTTTATGAAGAGGCTGATGCCATTCTATACATGGAGTAGAAAGAACTTCCCTGTTCAGATTAAACATCTTGTTCTTAATCCACAAAGAGCAGAGAAGTTACACCTAGCTAAAGAACAGTTTGAATATGATACAGGCGACATTACATGGTCTGATATAGGTAAATTCTGGGGCAAAAGAGTGCCAGTATTTTTAGGGAAAGAGAACGCTGGTGTAGTTAAGGCATTCACTCTTCTTAATACCATACCTTTAACTGAATTGCAAAGAGTGATGTCACCCAAAGATCTAATCTCAGAAATGGTATCACCTATTCCTAAAGAAATATTCGAGCAGTTGCTTAACTATGATACCTTTAGAGACAAGCCAATAGCAGAGTTCTCTTATCTAGGGTTAGGTGAAAGCAAGGATTTTCTTGGAGCAGACTTACCTCCTAGACTATGGAAGTTAGCGCAGTTAATTGTACCACTTGGAGAAATTAATAGGCTTAATCCCGGTGGAGTTTTTGGGGAGAAAACTATAGACCCTATAACTGGTGAGCCTAAAGTAGAACCTTCTTTTATTCCGGGTGTTGCGCCTAGACAAAGTAACCCTGTTGATATTGCAGAGGTAGCTAGATGGTTAAGGTTTTTTACAGGATTTAAAGTTCATGATATTGACCTGAATAAACAAAGATATTTTAATGCAAAGAATATTCAAGGGGATATTAGCAGACTTAAATCAAAGTTACAATACGCTAGAGCGCAGGACAGAAATGCTTATGCTGATAAAATATTATTAGTGATAGATGAACTAGAAAGACAAGCTCTGTTAGAAAGACAATGAAGAGAATATTGATAGCTTTAATGCTATTGTCTATGCCGGCTTCAGCACAAATGAGGGTATTGGAGATCCCTGTAACCGCTATTTGTTGGGACTCATTAGAAGAGGTTATAGATCACCATAAGAAAACATTAAGTGAGTACCCTATAATAAAATTATACAGCGATCATGAGAATGGAGGGGCTTTGTTGGTCAATCCTGACA